CTAAGGAAACTAAGGTTTGTAGTTGAACTAGATTTTGAAAACAGGATTGTGAACCGGACATTATATAACCGGAAGTGGTGCACCCATCCGTCAAACCAAGTGGCGACGACATTGTAAAGGAGTGTGGCTTATGCGCGAAGTTAAAGGTTTTGAATGCCGAGGAAAATATAAGCGTTCAAAGTTGCAGGCCTACTCTGATAAGATGTCCCGAGCTGATAAGACACATCTGTGGAATGACACAGTCGCACACATTCTGCAGGAACAGGGCTTTGAGATTAAGGAATCGCCAAGAAGTATCTATGACCCAGAGCAATTATGGACAGCGTTAGAAAGATACTCCCCTCAATTCAATACTTTTGTCGACCAAGATGACCCGCATATTAAAGCAGGAATATCTGCAGCGTGGAAGATTTTTGCTAGACCTAAGCATTTGGAGAAACTCAAAGCTTTGAGAACTAATGATGAATTGCAGACAGCCTTAAAAATGGAAAAGTTTTCTGGTTTACCTAACATGACCAAGAAGTCGGAAGATTTCATTTACGCGGTAGACCGTGAACTACAAGTGATTAAAGGTAGGAAATCTCCATCACCTTGTTTAGCTGGAAAAAGGACACAGAAAAACAATAAGACTCGTCTTGTTTGGATGTATCCATTGGAGATGACCATTATGGAAGCAAGATTCGCTAGGCCTCTTATCGACACCTATCTTGAAAGAAGAACTACAATGGCCTTCGGAATGAGTAAGTTCACTGTAGGTGGTTTAATTGATTCTATCTGTTTTCGTGATAACAGTAAGAAACCTGTGGCTTTAGATTACTCAAAATATGATTCATCAATACCGAGTTATCTTATTAGACAAGCCTTTAAAATCATCGGAACTTGGTTCACTCAAGAAGAAAAAGACGAATTTGGTTTCAAGATAGTAGAGAACTATTTTATTAACACCCCTATTGTTATGATTGATGGAAACTTGTATACCGGTAAGAAGCACGGTGTACCATCAGGAAGTTACTTTACTCAAATGATTGATAGTATTGTAAATACAATGTTAATCATGGCAATGTCAAGTGAGCTAAGACTGGGCATTGATTGGAGAAACTTCTTAGTATTAGGCGATGATGTAATTCTAGCCTTGGAGGAACCTGATATTCAAGCAATGGCAACATTTCTCGCACGCTATGGGATTATCCTTAATCAGGAGAAAACTGCATTTCAAGCACATTTTCTAGGTGCTGATTGGAAGTATGGAAAACCACATCGTAATTTTGGAGAGATTTTATCAAATGCAACGCAACCTGAGACTTTTAAGAAAATGGGAGATACACCTTCAGAAAGGTATAAGAATGCAATTGCATTACTAGTAAATCTAGCCGCCACATACTCTAATGCGTGGCTCCTACTTGATAAGCGCTTTCATTCCCCTAAATCATTAAACTACTATGAGTTAGAAGTAGACCCTAAATTCATGACCGGCTTTGCCAAATTTGAATTTGAGGAGCAGAAGAGTCGATTCGTTGATAAATCTGTTGATAGAACAACACTCGTAGCAAGGTTTTTGAAATAGGATTGGCAGAC